TCGATTTTTTCCTCTGATTCCCCAATAATAGGGTGCGCATCAAATAGGTCTTGTTCAAGCATTTTGTTTCTCAATGGCCCTTTTGTAGGCTTCTGCTCCACCAAATGCCAAAATGTACATTGGATCGTCAATGGGTAGGATCGTAGCACTCTTGGGTAGTTTATCTTTTTTAGGTTTTTTACCGACAGGACTAAAGGGAGCAAAAATTTTCTTTGGATCGTCTGAACGATTTAAGCGATTCCTTGCGGCAGATTCAGAAACACCAATTTTTTTTGCTACTGATCTACAGGTGACTACTTGCCCATCTCGTAAAGTGTACGATTTAGTTCGTAGCTTCTTCATTAGAGGATGTACGATTCATAGTGATAGAACCAACTGGCTATGTATAACGCTGAACCAGTTATTGCCCAAATGCACAAGTGTTTAATTACCTTGGCGGCAGTTATAATGTCATCTTTCATTATTTATCTCCTAAAGTTTTTAAAATTTCCAAACAAAGTTCTTCTGGTACCTTACTTTTCTCATAACTATTGGCTAATCCTTGCGTTCCCGACTGAGAACCTCTTGGAGCAGGTTGATGATGACAATCTCTATTGCCATTAAAACATAGAGGTCTTGGTGTCCAGTCATAGATATTAGTCCATAGATCGGTTGGCTTTGCTCTCATATCACCATATTGGCAATACCAAACTGTTTGTCTTACATTGCTGCGACCGTGAAACTTAGGATCAATCAACCCTAACTTGCGCAATTTACCTCTTGGGTTTTCAATAACAAAGTAAGATGGTTGTAAAATATCTATTATTTCTAGTGTTTTCTTAATAATTGCTATGCCTAATTTAGCACCTTCAGTCTTAGGAGTATGGTCTTTATTCCAATGTTTGCCTATTGATCCTACAGAAAAGAAAGTACAGGGAGGTGATGCCCATATAATGTCTGGGCGAAATGGAACTTCTTCTGGATTAAAATCAAATATGTCTGTTACATAGTCAATTTTGTCAAACGCCTCTATATCCGAAGTAAACGTCTCATGTCCTAATGATTCAGCAGCTTTAGAAAACGATCTACTACCTGCAAACAATTCAAGTATTTTCATTTCTTCTCTCCTATTAGAGCATTAAGTAAAGCGTTGCGAGTTGAAGTAAAGACCTCAAGACGCTTGGCCAGGATTTCGGATTCTGGGGTTTCTTTCAATAATTCGGCTAGAATATCCATAGCCTTACCACCTTTTAGCTCACCATCAGCAAAAGCCATTAGTTCCTTATCTGTAAATTTATTTTTCATCTGGCATACCCAAACTCATAAATAACATGACAAGTCCTGCTGACACTAACCCTGTTCCGATTAATGCCAGTAAAGGTACTGTAGTTTCAAGTAAGAAGGTCATAAATCTCATCCACTATAGTAGATAACTTCTTACGTCTGTCAATTTCATATCCTACTTTACGTGAAGCCTTCTCTAACGACTCCTTAGTAAAGTTCTCCATCAAATGTTGCTTATTTAAAGATTTAGATATGTACGGCTTGTACTTACTGTTATTAAAAACATTCATAACTCTGTCTCCTCAATTATTATTAAAGGTTTATCTTTATAATATCCAACACAACTTTCCAGTTTTGTTGAATCGCACACTAAGAGACTCTCGTTTTTCTCACATACCGTAGTTGGTAGTAAGGTATTAGGAGGGTAACTTAATTTCTGCTCCAATGCACTACATCCTGTTAAGGCTAGTGCTAGTATTAGTGTTAGTGTTTTCATGCTAAAAGGGTATGTCATCTTCAAAATCATCCTTCGCAACAGGTGTGATCTTCTCTTGAGGAGGTTTTTCTTCAGCCTCTTCTTGAATTGGCTCTGCAGCACTTACCTTGTTTAACATCTGCAAGGTAGAGTTAAATTGTGACACAACAACCTCGGTTGTGTACTTCTTTTCGCCATTCTGATCCCACGATCTTGTTCTAAGTTGACCTTCAATATACACTTTTGATCCTTTGTGAAGATACTTTTGTGCAATGTCAGCAAGTCTGTCAAAGATAACTACACGATGCCATTCGGTCTTTTCTACCTTCTGACCTGTGGTTTTATCTGTCCAAGATTCGCTTGTTGCGACCGCTAGATTGGCGATTGCTTTACCATCTGAAGTAAATTTTATATCGGGTTCTCGCCCAAGGTTTCCAACTAATATTACTTTGTTTATCATTACTTTCTCCTTATTAAAATTAGGTGATCACTTAGGGTGATCAATCCCATCTGTTTGTCTTTAACTAACGAGGGATAGGAAAAAAAGGGTGAAACTGCCCTTGTTTAAAAACCCCGACATAGCGTAGGTAGATGAAACCCCTATGTTCACTTAGCCTTCTGCTTCTCAGCGAAGTCCTTGGCTAATTTTTTGTTTAGAGCTTCCTTCTCTACTGACTTAGCCTTGCGTTCAGCAGACAATCTTTCCTTACGCTCTTCCATATATTCCAAATGCTCAGGAGTCAACGATAGTTTAACTCTTGTGGCTAATGGAGTGTCTCCTCTATAGTCTTTCTCAACTTCAGAGACACCTTCTTCATCATCATTTTCGATAGCCATCATTAGCTTTGAAGACAAACTTTCAGCTTTGTATTGCATCAACTCATCGTGACGTTGTGAAGCCTCTTGTTGTGCTATCGCTGCAGCAACTGTTCCTGCTGTATCAACGCTTGTCGCAATACCGATCCCTAACATGCCCAAAGCCCTTCCCACGCTGCTAGTCTCACAACATTCTACGAATGAAGTCTTGTTGACAGGTGAAGCATTCATTGCTTCGTGAGCCATACCAGTAGCGACTAACGCACCATTAATATGAATCTTGGTCTTGCACATAATAGACTCTTTGTCAAAGTGTAAGATTTCAGTTTCGATGCAACCATTTTCAATGTTCTTACGAAACCATTGAACCCTAGTCTTGACCTCAACATAAGGTTTGCCCTTAATATCAACTGTTGCTAAGTTATCCATAATATCTCCTTAATTTTTAGTTTTATCATAACTGTATTTAATCACTCGTGCTTTTTTTCCGAATTGATTTACTACAGTTATCCAATTTTTATCAATAACATAACCATCTCTGTGGATCAGGTTATGAATCCTAGAGGCTAACCTTCCTATTGAAAGTTTAATATTAGCCTCTGTTGAAGTGATACCACCATCGGAACCTTGGTTCTTTAGGTAGTTTATCAACATTACTTCCTGGCTAGGATTTTCGTGATCCTCAAAGAAACCAGCTCTGCGTTCCTTCTCTTCATCGAAAGATGGTGGTTCAAAAAAATCCTCGCTTGGATCGTCAATTGAATCTAGTGAATGTCCTTTCATTATTTTTCTCCTTTAAAAGTTAAATACCATTGCCACTCAAAACCGAGTTGGTCACGCAATATATCTTTGACCTCCTCAGTAAAGTCATAATCGAAGTCTTCTTCATAATCGTTATATCTTCCATAGATTGTAGTAGAAAATGTGTAATATCGAAGATTTGACACCTTCAGCACAGCATCTGCTAGTGTAAGAACATTACGAAATGGAACTTCTAGATCACTCTCGTTAATAAAGTGTTCAACTTCGATAAGAATATTTGATGCTTGATCAATCATTTCATCCCTTGCGGCATCTTTATTAGACTCCCACTCAGTCTGAAAATCCTCACCTTTTTGGAGTTCTTCTTTAGTATCACTCATTACTCACCTCCCAATCTTGTGGAATGTCCTTTATGGAACTCCTTATGATGTTTTTCTAATTCTCCATTATGAAAAAGTTTCAAAATTTCTACACTTTGTTTCTTCGTCAAAGACCATTCATCTTCTAGGTCTTGTCTAATGAAAAACATATTAACCTCACCACTCTCTCTAAGTTTAGTCAACCAGTCATAGACATGTAACTTCAACAAAGGGTGTAAAGGTTTTTCAGCGTTTGTCATTTCCTTGTATGCACTTGGAATCATTATTTTTCTCCTTTTAATAATCCATGATAATCTGCAGCTTCTCTAAACTCCTTAGTGCTTAGACCACCACGAGGTAACTTATCATTTGCTAATAATATTTTTATTCTATTAGGGTGTTTTTTACCTGTCATAGCTTCCCACTCGTGCATTTTAGACAACATCATTTCATCGGAGTAACCTAGAGTATGCCATATTGCATCACCATTACTGTAAGGTAGTCTTTCGTGAAAAATCTTACTATGACCACCTTTTTGCCAAGTTCCAATGTGACCATTGTCATTGTAGTAAAGATGGATAATAGAATTACTACCATCCTCGTAGTTGTGTTCATTGTGTTTTCTATAACTCAACACTTCGTTTTTGTTTAACTTGAATAACTTTTTTTCAAATTGTTTTTTAGTTAGTTTCATTATTTATTCTCCTTTCTGTTATTGATTTCATTTTTGATTAGTTTTTCTTGTTCGGCAAAAAAATCCCTCCCTTGTACGAAAGGGTGGTGAGATTTATTATTGATTGCGGTCGCAAGATTTTCCTTTAGTTGATGATCAGTTTGTTTTTTATATTGACTCATTTGAATCTCCTATCTAGTTAAAAGTGTCACCTTTTTTGCTTGATGACAAGGTCATTGTATCAAATTTCGTACAGATATGTTAACTATTTTCAAAAATAATTTAATCTATAGACGGTCCTGTAAAATTTAGTGTATGATTTGTGGTCTTGGTTTAGAAAACAAAAAACCCCAAGAGCTTGATAATTTCTCTTGAGGTTCTTCTAAACTGGCAGTTGCCCCTGCTGTTTGACAAGGATTATACCCTATAAAGACATATTGGCAACTCTCAGGATGCGAGTGGTGATCTGTCTAGCTATTTGGCTGCACTCACACCACTTACAAAAAAAGAGATTCAGCAATCGTATTCCATAAAACTGCTGATTGATGGGTGTTAATACACTCGCAGAGTGCAGAAGGCTGAGTACCTATCACAAGGTAGCGATGACTCTGATCTGACTGACTGTGATTGTTTCAGACTCGATTATACTGCGATGCGCTTTATACCGATGACAATCTCTAGTTTACTTAATTGTATTCTAGGGATTGACTTACTCGAAAACCCAACTCCACACTTAACCCGATAAGTTAAGAGCTCTTTAAAAAAGGTCTTTAGACCTCAGCTCTACCAAGGAGAGTCGCTGAAAGCGAAACATATAGTTAAACCAACCAAGCACTTGTACGATATTTGATATAATGACTATATGAAAAAAATTAGACATGTTTATTACAAATCTATCCCTGACGAACTTGTACGACTAGGCTTGACACAATCTCAAGCTGCAAAGTTGTTAGGAATTACTAGATCAACATTAAATCACAATATAAAAGCAGACAATAACAGCTTTCATTGGCAAATTTATGGTCTAGCGCATTACTTAGAAAGTCAGCATCATGCCCACGTTAAATAAAATCAGCCACGAAGAACGAGTCCAATTAACACAGACAATGTTAGATGTAATTCATGTTATTGGTGAGATCGAGGATGAAGATGTCAAACAAACTCTATGTCAAAATCTTATTGATATGTGTGATCAGCTCAAGTTTCGATTAATTATTAACATGGTGAAAGAAAAAA